CGGAGATTACCATCTGCTTGATCGTGGGGTTGGGCGGGATAAGCGGGGGGCGCATGATTCCGACGACAGCCGAACGCTCGAACGCGAAGTTCGGGGTGTAGTTGGCGGTGAAGGTGATCGCCTTGTTATTGGTCGCGACAGCGCGGAGTCCAGGCCGGTTGATGTACAACGGGCCGTCGGTTGCGTCACCGCCGCAATCCTCCGAGACGACATACTGGTATCCACCGTGATCTGCGATGGTAAACACGTCACCGGCCTTGATCGAGGCAGTTCCGGTATCGGTCAACAGGGTGGTGGTTCCGGCTGCCTGGGCGGCGGTGGTTTCGGTCACGTAGTCCGCGGCTGCACCGGAAGTGTGCTGGGAGATACCGGCGGAATCACGAAGCTGGAAGCCAAACTGGGGCTTGTAAAGACCAGAGCGGCGTTCCTCATCAGAACCGGCGGCATACGCCTGCTGATAGATACCGAGCTTCTGGAGCTTTGCTGCGGCTGCCGAGTTGATAACGAGCTGGGGATCGGAGAACGGACAACCGTTATCGCGGAGCACCTGCTTGACGTCGACGATGAGATCGAGGTCAGTAGCGAAAGGAGTAGTCCCGGCGGTTCCGACAGCGCGGGAAGCCCCGATCTTGATCGCGGCGGCGGCGTCTGCTTCGGCGAGATTGCGAAGCGAGCGCATGGACTGCTCGGCCCACTGGCGCACCCATTCCTGATAGTTCCCGCCGTTCTCAAGGGAGCGCATCTGCTCGCCGGTGAGAACCATCGGCTTGGTCTTTTTGGACTGAGTGATCTTTACCGAAACTGCTCCTGCTGTCTGGTCCGCCCCTTCTGGGGAGACGTTCGTCGGCGCGAAGTCGGTGGTTTCCTGGACGGGCGCGTACGGAACCTTTACCGAATCGCCCTTTGCTACGCCTTTGTCGTCCCAGGTTGCGTTGATCGCGTCAAGGATTCCTGCGGGTTCAGCTGATACGTTCTGCGCGGCGGAAAAAAGAACCGGCGCAAGAGCTGTCAAAGTGGTCGTGTTGGACATTATCTATCTCCTTAATCTGTTATCGTCCCGCCTGACGCCATGTATTCTGCGCGTTCTTTCGGGGCGAGCTTTTGAAAATCCGCGTTGGCCATGACCTTCTGGTCTTTACCGGCTCGCGGCCTCGGCTGTGCGCCTGCTTGTGCAAGTGCCTCTTTTATTGCCGCTTCTTTATCTGCTTCATGAGCGGCTTTCATCTTTTCAAAGAACGCCTTTATTGATTCAGCGCCCTTCACGATTTCCTCGGGGTTGTCTGACCGGTAAAGTTCAATGGCCGCATCAAGCTCATCGTCGATCTTCGCTCCAAGTTTTGCCCGTTCACGCGCGAAAGATAATCTTTCTGCTTCGCGTTCGCGCTCGACCTGTTCAATGCGCTGTTCAACGGTTAGCGCTTGGTTTTCCTTCTCCTTCTTTTCAGACAGGAGCTTGTCGAACCTGCTTTGCCATTCCTTGTTTACCTTGTCGATACGTGCCTCAAGGTCCTCTTTTGTAAGACCGGCTTCTTTTACCGGCTTTACTTCCGCGTTCTCTACGATCTGCTGGTCAGCAGCACCGTTGATTTCTTCGCTCATGATATCTCCTTTGCCTACAGATCGGTTCCCCGCACCTGTATAGTATTTAATACACTGTATGGTTTTTCATACGTGTATACATTACTTCACACTACATTGTACACAGAATCATACACTTGTCAAGTGTATATCGCTTCACGGTCTCTTTGCCGTGTTCTACCTGTTTCGTCTATGAAGCCTCGAAGCTCTGCCTGTGACTCCTTAACCCGCGCTTTCCATTTTGCCGCCTCTTGTTCGCCGCCTACAGTATCACGTGCTATCGCCTCTTTCCGCTTGTAGTAACGGATCTTCCGCTCATACGCCCGTTGTTGCTGGCTCTGCTCGTAGGTCTCTCTGTTTTCTTTTGCAGGAAACGGACTGTATGTTTTTTCAGACACCCCTTCCCAGAACGGGTAGAATATGTGCCCGCAGTTTATCCCGTTCAGTCCGTCCGGTTCTCCGTACGATGTTGAAGAAAGTGGCGGGTACTTTGGATGCGTTCCTGAAATAGAGAATATCTTTCCCTGGTATGGCGCACACTTTGGACGCGCTCCGGCATGACTTGAGACTTCCACCAGATCAGTATCGCCTTCCCTTGCCGCCTGAAACATCGTTTCCGTAGAAACGCGCCGTTGATTATCGCGGACAACCATCTTGACATATCCCTCGGGAGTCCACGTTCTCCCTGCCGAATCGACAAAGGCATCCAGCTTTTCAAGCTCGCCTATTGACCGCATTACAGACTTTTGTAGAGTATCTGTTCCAGTCACTACAGACAGGCTGGCTTTTGACATAGCCGCTACATACTTTTTACCAGCGCTTTGTGCAAGCGTTGCCATTGCTGTGTTGGTTTTACTTGTCGCGCTTGATACCCAGGTATTGATTATATCCCGCATTGCATCCGTTCGTGTTGCTACCAGTTTCTTACCCTTCGGGCTGTTCTCGCGGATTAAGCGAAGAATATCATCGGCTGATGCTTCGACCTCGCGCCCTGTCTGTAAAAGAATCCGCCCACGGTATTTGTTTATGATTCGCTGTACGTCATAGCTCAATAGTCCTAAATCCCGCAGCTTCATTGTCTGCCAGTCTGCTGACGCTATGGATCCACGGGACAAGTAGTAAGCTATCCGCCCGAGTATATCTGTCTCTAGCTGGTATATTAGTTGCTCGACCATTCTGCACCCATGAACGGATCAGTCGGCGCCGGTGTTTCTGTCTTTACTGCTTCAAGCTCAGCTTCTACGTCTGGTATTATCGTTGACGGAAACATCTTCAAAAGTGTTGCCTTGCTTACTACCTTTTCACCACCGGACAAAGTAGCAACAATGTTAGAGGTCGATTCAACATCGAAAGGCAGATTACGCTTGAAGGATACAGTTACCGAGCTTGCGTCTTTGAGACCTTTTACAACTGAATGCCCGGCAATAAGACGGATACGATCGTACAGGAACTTTGCAAAGTAGCTCTCCATGTCGGCAATGAGATATTCAAAGCCAAGTAGCTTGTATGCCTGTGCAATCCCGCTGGAAGTAGCAAACGCGTCATCATTTGGATTGAACAGGCAAAGCATTTCGTATATCAGCCTCTCGTATCGGTCCAGTGTATTTGATATAAACGTATCATTGACGTTGCGCTCAAGGTATGCCGCAGCGTCGCGCACGTTGTCCCCGAGCTTATCCATGACGCGCCAAAGATTTACCTTGTCGGCATCGGTAAGCCCGTTTTCATCTTTGTTTACGCTGTCGAGATAGTCACGTAAAAGAAGGATGCTGTTAGCGAACTTCTCATGCTCATTCCCGACCTCTGATATGATCTTGTCGTACATATCAATAAGCGGCAGGCAGTGGTCAAAGACGTTTCTGCCGTCCCTGTCTATGTTTGCTTCAAGAACGGGCACCCGGTTATACAAGTGTGTCCCGCTTGATTCTTTGACGGCCTCAAACTTCCCGCCCTTCTTGCGGTATTCCAGGTACTCGCTTGAATCGTAATAGGTCGCCAGTTCTTCGTCTCCGTTCTCGCGGTACCAGATAAACGCAATCAGTTTCTTTTTCAGGTCATCGGAATATATCGGAATGCACTGCGAAACAGGGATAACACAAAACTGGAACCCGTCGTCTTTATCGTACCAGTGCAGTTCAAACGCCTTGCCGTAACAGATAGAATCCTCAAACATTGAAGCGGTTTCCAACTCTTCGTCGTTGCTGTCGAATATATCAGCAAGTGTTGTCTCAAACCATCCGGTAGAATCGGAATAGGTGATATTCCCGACCTTCGCAAAATACCCCTTGATCAGCTTTGTTGCCCTTCGGATAAACGGGACGGGGATGCGATTGTCCGGGGCAGGCTTCGGGTGAAGCTGTTGTATCGCCGCGTTCTCGCCGATCTTGTACGCCTTCTGGTCGAAGTACCGCGTCGTTAAAGGCTTATGTTCTTTTATCAGCTTCTCGATTGTTTGCGCGTCCATACCCACCCCATGTGTATGAAATAGTATACACTACTTTTTAGATTCTTGCAACTGCCCGGACGTTAGAGGATGCGCCAGCCCTATTCATGCCTGTTCCAAACTTCTCTACCAGCCCCGTAAGTGCGTCTGGTGCATCATCGTGTTTGTTCTTTCCCTCTTTCTGATACGTCATTAAAGCGTTGTAAAACTCCGGCCACTTGACCGCCCATCCCTCGGGGAACAGTACATACTGTTGCACTACAGCGGCGTTAGTGAGTATCCGCGCTTGCTTGTTTGCGCTCTGGTGAAACCATCGTATAGACGTCCGGTATCCGCGCTCATTCGCTATCCTCTGAATGTTCCGCGCAAAGGCTCGCCCGCCGTTGTTTGATTCTATAACCGACTCTTGCGTTTTCGTGTCCTGTAAAAGCTGTACGGTCGCTGGTTCGGTGGTCTCTTGTGCGTCCTGCGTGTAAAGAACACCGGTTACATATAGATGCAGCCCTTTCTTTCTTGCGGATATACTGCAAAGATAATCTTTGCCTTCGTCTGCCGTGTCAGTATAGTTCACGCTTGCAGTAGTGCCTTCTGGTATCTCTGAATAGGTGTTGAACCCAGAATACAACCGCCCTTTTACGTCGAGACGTTGCATATCATAGTTAGCGGAAATGATATTCTCGTCTCCGATTTTTTTCATCTCGTCATATTCTTCGCGTGACAA